TAATATTATAGCAGGACACGGGGCACACTCTCACCTATATAAGCACGAGCCCCCCCATCTGTTGGGGACCCAACAAACCATGGATTCTCCACCCCCCCCAACGCAAGAGCATTGCCCCACATGTCGTACTCCTCGAAATCCCGCTCTGTCCGCGTATCCCGCCGCTTTAAATCTCGAAATCGTCATCGAGGTTCTCGAAGATCTAAGCGCACAAATCGTCGATCTGCTCGATCAACTTACCGAAAGGGAATGACTCGGAAGCGCATCCTCAACATCACTAGTCGCAAGAAGCGTAATGGGATGCTATGCGTTACCAACTCTGGTACCACCGGCGTGGGTACCTCAACTTTCACCAACGGCGCCCTGTACGTCAACGGCAGTTCCGGTGGCTGGGTCCTATGGGCCGCCACTGCGCAGGATTTGAACGATGGCAGTAGTACCCTGGGTACTGTCGCGGAGATGGCGCAACGCACAGCCAGTACGTGCTACATGCGCGGCCTGTCTGAGCACATCAAAATTCAGACTAGCTCGGCTATACCCTGGTTTTGGCGTCGAATAGTCTTCCGCTTGAAAGGCAACCCCACTTTCCAGGCCTACACTAGCGCGCCACCTAATCTCACTGGCCCCTACTACGACAGTACGGCTGGCCTGGAGCGACTACTATTGAACTCTAATTCGCAGACCGTCTCCCAATCGGGTCAGGTTAGCGCACAACAATCTGTTTTGTTCAAGGGTCGTGCCGGGTTTGATTGGAACGATCCTTTGATCGCACCTGTTGACACGGCACGCGTCAGCCTCATGTACGACAAGACCCGCACCCTCCGATCAGGCAACCAGTCGGGTGCCTTGCTTGAAAGCAAGCTTTTCCACTCGTTTAACAAAAATCTGGTGTATGACGACGATGAGTCAGGTGCTACCGAGGAAACTAGTTACTTTTCTGTCCAGTCTAAGGCTGGCATGGGCGATGTCTATGTACTGGATCAGATGTATGCAGGTGCGGGCGCTAGCGCCACGGATCTCCTTCAATTTTCTACCAGTTCTACTCTGTACTGGCACGAAAGGTAACGATCGGATCGTTTACCCTAATAAAAATACAATTTGCCTCCAACCAATCCAAATCTTCCTGTGAAAATGTACCATCCCCCTGGCCATCGTGCTTGGCCATGCTCCGCTTGATGACGTCGCGTGGGTCTGTGTTGTTGCACCAAATGCACGGTCGACCCCATTGCATATTCATGACGTCACGGTACATTAACCTCACAGGGATCCACATCATCCCTCCCAACCAATCTTTCCATCCCGGAAAATACCGCAAGTCCACGTCGTCCAATACGTGATACCTTGCACTGTCTATAGAATAAGCAACCTCCCGCACGTTCAGCATTCGCTGACTGTATATATGGTTGCCTAAACTACGGGCCCACGTAGTCTTCCCTGTTAAGCTAGGCCCAAATAAGACCAAGCTCTTACGCCTCGGCCCTAATAGATATATGAAATTAGCGATGATGAACCCCTGAAGCACGTGCCCTTGGGCTCCCGCTTTAGCGGGATGGGCCGTGCGTCTGGGTGAAGAGGCGTAACTTACCTATGAGTGGTTCTCCACTGCAGATACCAGACTGTGATATCCAATCATCTCGTCCATCCATTGCCCCACTTCCGAAGTCAACGCCCGGGGGTGAACTGTATGCGGGAGGTTCAACACGGAATCTCCAGTCAGCATACGCACGGATGTTTGAGAATCGACCAATGAGATCTCCTCTCTCCATTTCGTCATAAAGCTCAAGAAACTCGTCCACACTCTCGCACAGGTGCGCGACATTCCGGACTCGATGAGCTCCAGTATGCAGACCTCCGCGTGGCGCAGGTCGTTCAAGCCCCCCGGCAACAACATCCCCATCCTTTGTCGCATAGTCGTAGCCCTTTTCCGGTGTACCACGAGAAGGCGAGACGTTCGGGTGGAAACCTCCAACATCGAACACACGTGCATTTCGACTTCGGAATTTTCGGTTGAAATCGACAAAAGCGTGCAAATGAGTTCCTCCATCAATGTGATTCTCTCGTGCAACGATGCACTCAGCTCCAAGGCCAGACATGTGGTCGCTAACGGCCCACTCGTCCAGACCGTTTGATTGGGAGTATGTGAGTAAGACATAACGTGAGTTGACGAATAACATGGTGTGCCCTCCAGAGGTGTGTCCTGCAAAC